TAAGAGGTAAGTATCAATATCAGAATGCACATTATGATTGTGTCAGTAATCATAAACCTAAGTCTAACTTTGATTGGTAAGGCAGCCATATTTCAGACTGCCTTTATTTTAATTATAGATACTTTCTATCTCTGATAAACTTTTTTATTTCTGATAGTGATTTAAAATCACCACCTACAGGTGCAAAGAACCTCATAAAGTCTAAAGATAAATCTGGTCTGTATCTACAAAGAGTCCAGTTACCTAACTTAGGATAATGCTCAGACATATTGGCACTAAACTTTTCATTACCAAATGTAATATCAACACCAGTAACTTTACCAAATTTATTTCTTGTTTTTATTTTTGTCTTCATATTTTTTTCCTTCCTTATTTTTTTTTATAAGGACATTATATCAAATTGGATTTTTCAATTTTTTAGAAAAAAATATTTTTATTGAAGAATAGACGATTGAGATTTTAGGGTGTTTTATTTTAGGTGCGACAAAGTTAGTATTTTTTGGGTTTTGAGGTGTTTTTTAACTATCCCAAAATTTTATAGCATTTCTTAAATAGTCTTCATCTAAATCATTTTTCCAAAACATGTGATCAAATTGTGGTTGGATGTAATCTTTAAGTACATTTGGATCTGAACTAATTTTCATAAGATTTTGCCTAACCTTACATCTTTGAATTATTCTAGGTATTCTTTTTTCTATATTCTCTGGTTTTAATTCTTCACAATTATCCGCATGAAATACTTTGTAAGACTTTTCATTAATATAACAAAGATAGATTGGAACTTTAAATACTGAATAATAAAAATCTACCTGTAATAAATGAAAGTTCTTTGGACTATCTTCTGGTAATTTAGAGGTGCTCCAGGACCTAGTACCATCTTTTTTGATAATACCTTTTCTTGGAAATTGACATTTATCTTCAATAATAAGTTTATCACCTTTTAAATCACAGTAACCATGAACAGGAATATTAATACCATCAAACCATCTAAAAGCCTCAATCTCTGGTTTGCAAGTATCATAACCAGGTATAGATTGATGAGCTGCATGACCATTAGCAATCATTTTAGGTAAGATAGTTTTATAATATTCAAATTCTTCTTGTATTTTAATGTCAGGAATAAATCTGTTTAACTTTTCTTTTAAAGGAACAAACATTACCTGTTCTCCGAAAGTCTATCCATCGCATCTTTATAAGCCATTTGGAGTTCTTCATTAGGTTCTTGTATATCTAAAAAATAATTTAAAGGTTTTTTTAAAAATTTAGCAATTTTAACTAAACTAATTATTGGAATTCGATTGATACCTTTTTCATATTTTTGAATTTGCTGAAAGCTAGTATTAACAGAATTGGCAACTGCAGTTTGAGTAACTACATATTCTTTACCAGTAAACTCATTTACTTTGGTATATCTTGCTTGTTTTAATCTTTTGCCTAACTCAACATAAAACCAATTATCTTGATTTAGATTTCTTTTATATTCTCTTGTGATTTTCATGTCTTTCCTTTCATTTAGAGTATACTATCCCTAAGTAAGTTTCACAACTTTTGATATATACTTAATTAAGTATATAAAAATCTAGCATCTTTGTTCTCTGCCTCTACAATTCTTCTGAATAACTGATTGTATTCTTTAAAATTGTTTAGGGTATGTACACATTGTCTACCTTTTTCTTTAGCACCCATAATCTTTTTGTGTGCCTTATCTAACTTTGCATACAAACGAACATTACTATTACTTAGAGCCATCGTTTACCTCACCGATTAGTTTAATATTTGCCTTAGTAAATCTGGTATCGGTGATTATAAACTTTGCAGATTCACCAGGCATTTTTTGATTGTGTGCTTTTTCAGTAGCTTCTTCTACAGTTGCACCATCAAAAATTTCTTCAAACTCAGCTACAATTTCTATGTCAGATTTTTTTATTACTTTAACCATTTAATATAATGTTTCTGCTATAACCTGCATAATCTCTTTTTATCTCATCTCTGTCCTCTAATTTTTTGACTAGAGCACTTACTGAGTTTTTGCTTTTGTAGCCCATTTCATCAGCCATTTCTTTAAAAGTTGGCATATATCCAAATTTTGTACTATAATTTTTTATAAATTGCAATAGCTTGAGCATTTTTGGAGTCATAGGTCTTCTACCTCTTTTCTTGTTCATTGATTACCAACCTCCTTAACAATTCTGCATAGCCATTGATGTCATCAAAACTATCTTTTTTATAATTATCTGATTGCATAACTCTCCAAAGTTTTAAAAAAACCATGAAAATACCAAAGAATTTTAAAGGAACTTTAATCTCTTTGTTGTTATGAACTGATAAATATTTTTCCATTATTCCTGCCATAACATAAGATGTATTATCAAAGTGACCATAATCATTTTGTTTTTCGTTTAGCAGCCTCTCTATTTCATTAATAAATTTTATATTATCTGACATAATTTCCTTCTTTGTCTTTGCAAAAGTGAGCAAAAACATTTTGTTTTTTATATTTTATTAAAACCCAAATTTGATTGTTGCCTGGTTTATAATCTGGGTTCTCAACAAATTTAACTTTCTTGTGAAACATTTCCTCACAAGTGATAGGATTTTGGGAGCTAATAATGAAAGGTATTTTTTCATATTTAAGTTTCCCATCACTTGTAAAGATAGCCAAAATTAAAAAAACTACTTTCAGATTTAGAAAGGAATTTCTTTACTTTGAACTTTTGGTTGTGCTGGTCTTGGTTCATTTTTGTAACCAGATAAAATAGTTCCTTCATCATTGGTCCATCCAATTAAACCTTTTTCTCCACCAGCTTCTGAGTAATTCATTTCACCAGTAAACTTATCATCTCCCTTGAATACCACACCAACTTGAGCAAAGATTCTAACAAATTTAGTTTTACCATCTTTGGATACTCCTTTAGTTCCAAGTATAGTTCCTTTTTTGCCATTATCTAAAATAACATTTCCTGAGAAATCAATTTTAATAGCTCTTTCATCTGTTGGGTTGTATGGAAATAAAACCCAGTCCTTTTGTTTTGCATTACCATCCGACATTATTTTGTCCTCCTTGAGTTTGGATTTGTTTTTCTTGTTGTTTAAATAATTCTTCAATAGAATCATTTTCTTTTTTCCAATCAGAGAATAATTTAGTCAACTTTGTTTCAGTTGTTTGTTTCTTAATTTTACTCTGTATTGAATCTTTATTATTTTGATTTAAAATAGCATTACCTACTTCTTCAGCACTTGCAAATTCTGTGCCATGTAATCCAAATGATGCCAAGCATCTTCCTAGACTTGAAGTTGCTGCATTCTCAAGTGCACTTGTTTTATTAATAAATGAACTATCTCTTTTTTCTTCTGCATGACCTGTAGAGTATGGAGTTTCACCAATGTATAATACTGTTTTACAAATTACTTTCTTATCATCTTGGAAAACTATTTCTTCTTCAATTCTAGACTCTGGAAAATATTTTAATAAATGATTATGCCTAACAGCTACTGTTAAATATTCTTTTCCTTTAAAATCCATACCTTTAACTTCTGAGGCTAGGTTTTCTATGCACTCAAGTCTTCTGGTTTTAAAAGAACCTTTATTTTTTTCTTCTGGTACTTGTGGTTTTAGTTTCATTATTTTTTCCTTCCTTTTTTAATTTATGGTTTGTAAATAATAACTCATCTTTTAAAGATTGAATCTCTAATTTTAAATTATGTATTTCCTCATCTCTTTCTAAAAGTTTTTTAGAATATCTTTTATTATCTTCTTCAAAATTTCTATTTTGAGTTTGTAGTTTTGCTAGTTGTAACATGATTGGATCTGTCATTTTTTCTTACCTTCAATTACTTCTTCTACTGTTAGATTGTGAACTATAATATCTTGTAAACATTGTCCTACCCAGCCACCACATACCATCTTAGCATTCGGTGGTAATTTTTTTCTTTGTTCTGCAGTTAAAACTTTATAATCCCAAAACCATTGGTCAGTATTTTTGTTTAACTGACTTGGACTTAAATGATCTGCTGAGAAGTTTTCCCATTCCTTTCCAATTGTTTTCATATTTGTTTTTTATTACTAAGCACAAATGTTGTCAATAAACTGTACATAAATTATTGCAACCTTAGAGGTCATTCATATTGTAGAGTTCTTTTATATCAACTTTATATACAGCTGGTCTGTGTGTATACCCAAAGTTAGTTAATCTATGTTGCATAGACTCATCACTTGTATATGGAAACCAACCTAATATTGAAAATTCAAAATCACCTTCATGGATAACTAAAATATATTTTCCTTTTTTTTCGCCAGGTCTAATCAATAAAAAATTAAAATCTTTTTTTTCTTGAGCTCTTATTTCTATATTATTTTGAAAATCTGAGTCGGTATATCTTTCTAAATTATCTGAATAAGAACCATTGTAATATTTGTTAAATGCTTTTGCATAAGAAGTTTCTGCAAGAGCACCTAAAAAAGAATCAGCTATTTGTTTTCTGTAATCTCCTTTATACCCATAAGAAAATCCTTTACCCATTTTAAGATTACCAATAAATCTTTTAGAAGCTGTGTCTAATGCTAATTCAATATCAATAGGACTTAGTTTAACTTTTATCATTTTTATTTTTTTTATAATTAATTCTTTCTCTTTCTATATCTATTTCTTTATTTCTTATTTCATATTCTTCAAGAGTTATATTGGTATGATGTTTAAAATAACATTCGGCACATAAGTCATTACCATTTTCAACTACATCTGCTTTCATTTCGCATTTGCAACAGATCCTATAATCTCCATAAATATTAGTTTTATCTGTCATATAATAATTTATTTCCTTTACTTATATTTTGTTTAGCAGTTAAATATTGCAAATTATTTTCAACATGAAGACCACAAACAATAGGATTATTTAAAGGTATAATATGATCCACATGATAACCTTTAGGACAATTTTTATATATTTCTTTTATTTTTTCTAAATTAGACCATTTAGGAACTGCATTAATTTTTAATGCTCTCCTTTTATTAGTTTTTGCATTCATTTTTGCTTTACCTTCATCAGTAGAATAATATTTTTTTCTATATAATT